TCTATAGTGCGCATAAAATCTTTTCTTCAATTAATTTTTCTTGTGATAACTTATATGTATTATCTATCATTTCTTGTATCTTTTCAAATCCCATATCACTTGGGTCCGAATCAGGCAAATCTACTAAATGTACATCTATCCCATTAGATATAAAATATTCACATGCTTCCAATGCTTGTTTCTTTGCATCATTATCTAAACATATATAAATTGTCTTAACCTTACGTTTTACTATACGCATTTTTAATGTATTGGATATTGTTTTTCCAAATAATGGAATAGCATTTCTCTTTATTGCAATCGCATCAAATGCCCCTTCTACTAATATTATTGGCATATTCCAATTTATATGTAGTTCGAATCCTATAATGTCTTTTGAAACTCCCGGATTTTTATGTTTCCATACATCATCTTCATAATATGCACGAGATACAAAATAATTTAAATTGCCATTAGCATCAAAGCTAGGAATAATTATTTTTCCAGAATATAATCCAGAATCAGCATATCCTATTCTATATTTTAAAATATCATAAATATCTATATTTCGATTTCTTAAATAAAATATTGCATTACGATATTCTGGTGAACCTTTATCAAAGTGCCATAATGGCCGAAATTCTTTTGGCAATGTTAATACTTCAGTATTAGTAGTTGTTTTATCTGGTAAGTGATCAACATCATTAGTTAATTGTATAAGTTTAGATATTTTTTGTCTATCTACATTTAATTTTTTTGCTAGAACTATAATCTTTCGACCACTAGCATTACATACCCAACAATGCCAGTGTTGAGATGATACATTAACTTCCAATTTCTTTTTCTGATGATTACAGAATGGACAATGGAATGCAACGTTATCGTTTGAATTTACTTTACCAGATCCTAAGATTGTTTCTAATAACGTAATTATCGCAAATTTACTCATATATTATTATAATATTATAATATTAGCATTAACATTTAACATGTCAATGTTTTCTTTCAAAACTATATTTTTCAATAAAAATTTAATTAATATGAATATAATAAAAATTTTTCAAAGAATCAAGCCTTTAACCAACTTTCTGGAACATTTTTTTCTGCCCATACAATTCCATGTTTATCACACCAATCGCCATATGTTGTTTTTGACCCCTTACGTATTTTAGTTTTAGCAGACTGAAAAACTATTCGAATATCTAATTCAGGATGTTGTTGTTTTATTAATAGATGTTTTTTACGGTCTTCTATAACCCATCTTCCTTTTGTTTCTACTAAGATACCATTCGGTAATGTAAAGTCAATAGTATATTTATGACTAGTCTCTGGCTTGATATAATTTATTACAGTATCTTCATAACCGAATTTTATTTTTTGTTCTTTTAGATGATCTGAAACTTTATGTTCAAATCCAGATCTATAACCATGCTTAATTGCATTTGCTCGTATTTTAGATTTTGATCTCCATGACATATATAACCTTTATTTTATATAAATATTAGTAGTCCCAACGAACAACAAAATTCATATCTATATCATTTCTTTTTTGTACTGGCTCTGCTAATTTACCTACCGCTAATAATCTAGCTTGATCGTCATATAATCCGATAGTTGTTATATAAGGAAATGCAGACCCTGTTATAAACATTGTTTTTCTAAACTCGCCCGGGCCATTACTCGATTCTTCTTCTGTACATGTATTATCATATCCCGTAGAAGGACGATATGTGGCAGATGGATTGACTGAAACATTACAAACACTTTTAGGTACTCTTACTAATATTTCATTTTCGTATATAGTATGACTACCTTTATATTTAACTGTAAAATCATTAGCTATATTATTTGAACTACTTATAAAGATACTATTATATTTAGGTAATGGTGATGATACCACTAACTGTCCATTTTTATAAAATACATTACCAGGAGTACTAGATTGATATAACGACCCGGATAAAAAGTTTTGATTTGCTAATGATGTTATCTGTGTTTGTGTTACTGCATAATCATACATTCTAACTTCAGCAATATTTCCTTGAAACGAATCTCCTAAATCACGTCCGTGAGATCCTATAAATGTATACGCTGTGTTAGATGTCTCTTTACGAGGTAAGCTTCCGGAAGTGCCACTCTTTACAGCATTTATATAAAAATTACATACCGATGAAGAATTAGTTACTAAAACATGCATCCAATCATTTCTATATGATGCACTAGCTGATATATGTATTTCTGAAGTTGCATCACTAGATTGAAAATGTACATGTTCATTAAATAAACTTATTTGATATGGAGTTTTAAATTCTTCAAAACTTTCGACACCAGGAATCGGCATAACAACTGTTTTGTCTCTATCTTTAATTAATCCATCTTTTTTGTCATAAAATTTTTCCGCAAATACTTTACCTTTCGATAATATGGATCCAGTTATTAATACGTCTGTAGGTTTTATCCATAATGAGATCGCCCAATCATCACATTTTGCAAATGTATCAAACTTTTTATCATCATTCAATTGTATATAACTTTGTAAACTGCTAGTGAAATATCCAGATAATCCAGAAGCAGATCCAGTAGTTGAATTATGAGTAACTACAACTCCCGGTTGTAATCTTACATTAGAAAAAGTATTTTCTGCATTAGATGTATTTAATAAACCTAAGTTCATAGGAAATTTACGATATAAACCATTAAATGACATATGAAAAATAGAATTAGATTTTTTTGCAAATGAAGCACTAATAATCCTAGGATCTTTTAAATTGCCATATCCATCATCATATAAATTAACAGAGTAATCTGGATAATCTCTATAATTTTTTATATTACTATCAATATTGAGCGATCCGTGTTTAATTTTTTCGCCAACGGATCCGTATGGTATAGACATTGTAGACGCAGACATGAATAAAAACTTTTCTGTTTTATTTACATTTGTTAATTCTAACGTTTTGTCCGGGCTAAATGGATATCGATAATATTTATGGTCTAGACTATTCCATATAACATGTCGATTCGATTGATCTTGAAAATTTATATCTTTATCATATTGAGTAAATGTATCGCCAATAGTTTGGGGTATAGTTAAATGTGACGCTAATTGTAACACACATCCTTGATCGACATGACTAGAATCTGTTATTGTATAATTTTTGTATGCATAAAACGGCTTATGTTGTACGTCATTTTTACGTAACGGCCGGAATACTGTTGGTATAGTTGGCATATCATTTTATTCTTAAAAGTCTAATTTAACTTTAATAAGTGTTTCTTTTGTTTTATTTTTTAACAAAGGTTGACTTAATTTAGCTACCGCTAATAATTCTCTATTATTATTATATAAACCTATCGTTGTAATAAAAGTTTGAGGATCATTAACAAATGTTGTATATCTTAATTCTCCTAATGAACCAGTAACAAATGATGGATTATTAGAATAATTATATTCTGCATTTTTTACTCGTACAAAATAGAAAGATGATTTTACTTGTTCCGACGATCTAGCTTGTAATCCATAAGTTCTGCCCGTCGGAGGTGACATAGCACCTGACCCAGATATTGATTTAAACATTCTCTCTAAATTCTTTCCATCAATTGAAGAAGAATTATTCGTTCCAAAATTTACTTGGCTATCTAATGTATCAGCATTTAAAACTGCTACTCCATACTCTGGATATAACAATCCATAATATACTGGCTCTGAAGCATTAAATATACTTGTTCCGGAATCAATAGACCCGGAGACTAAATTATATACTTTACCACTTTCTCCTACTGTTCCTGCTTGTGTACTTGAATCATCTATAATTTCTCTAACATCAGTTGTATTAGCTAATCCCGCAACTGGTGCAGTATTACTTCTATTCATTCTAGCTAAATTTATTTCAATATTACCTGGATCAATCTTTTCTTTAAATCGAGCTCTATTAAAATTTAATACATATATACTATTAGTATTAACTCCATTGATTGTAAATTTTAAATCATTAGGAGCTAATAATATTTGAGCATATTGTTTATAAATTGCTCTAGAAGGAGTATCATCATTCAAGTTACCAGTTAAATCTTTAGAGCCAGACCCATAAAAATTTCCATATGCTATAGAAAATTGTTGATTGCCATTATTATCTATAACAGTTCTAAAATAACTTTCCTGTATTGCAGTTTGTCCGGATTGAGTGGCCATGGACCTTAAACTTCCGGTATTGCCACTAAATAATCCAGTTGTTACTGTACTTACATTATTTGACAATATATCATTTGCTACATCAAATGTAGTATATACTCTACCAGTTGCAGCTGCTAATGCAGCGGCATCTCTTTCTGCAATTATCTGATCAGCTAATTGACGTGCTAATGCTTGCACTTGAGAAACTGCAGTCGAACTTCTCTCTAATTTATTTTCTCTTCTCTGTGCTGAAAAATTACCACTATATGCTGTTCTAGATGCCATTATTGTTTGTCCTTTTATTTTAAGATGTTGCCTGATTTATATTTACCGGCGCTGATGGAGTGACTGCTAAAGCTAATTTTTTAACCGTAACACTTATTGATGTTCTACCACCCGTTTCATTTCCTATAATTAATATAGTAGCACCTTTATCAGTAATTAATTGATTACCACCCGTAAACTGAAATTCTGTTCCAGATACTGTAACACTTTGTGCTGCTTCAGAATCTCCTATGAATTGTGGTATACTTGCAGCAGTTTGTTGAGGTGCTGTTCTAGTTGCAACTAATGATCCAGCTTCTGAATCTGATAAAATTGCTGTATATCCGAATCTAGAATTACCACCATTATAATTTTGTGTTTGTGGTGTAATTGTAATAACCCCACCCGATTCAATTATTGATACACTAGCTAAGCCTGGTACAGTAACAACTGGTATTCTAGCTGTTCCTGGCGCGAGTGTTACTAATTTATATTTCATCATTTGCGTTTCATCAGGTAAAGCTTCTGTAATTGGCATATTTTCAATAGCCGCGCCATAAAAAGCTGTTCCCAATGGATGTTCTGAATTATATAAATCATAATCCACTTCGTCATCTGCTAATGCAAATTGTGAAATTTGAAATTCGTTTCTGCCTCGAGCTAAAAGTTCTCTTCCTTTTTTGGTTAAGATTGCATCGACAGTTATTGTACTGTTATCTAAGTATCCCATGGTATTATCCTATAATTTTATTATAAATATATGCATACTATAATTATCTAACTATTATGTTGCCAGGAAGTATTCTGTTTGTTCCGTCAACAGGTTTAGGTTCTTTAGTATATATTAATTGATTTGGATTTGTTTCGAATACTTCTATTATAGGTTTAAAATCTAAAGCCGAAATATTTGATGGTTCATTGATCCCTGGAGCTGATATTTGAGACCCTAAATATTTAATTGATTGTTCTTTAAACATATCATCGTCATTATATGAAGCATCGATTAAACTACGACTATAAAATAATCCTAAAGATTGACTTACAGCATGTGCTTGATTACGTTTTATTTTACTAGGGGAAGATATTGATCCACTAAAATGAAATACTACTTCTTTAAAGAAACTACTTTTTCTATATTTATCTACAACAGTATCTAATCCTATATTAACAGATGATGTATTAATAGCACTTACATCGAATAATAATTGTGAAATAAATGAACTAGATGCTACTGATATAGGCTGATTTATATTAAAATCAAATTCCGGGCCTTTTACTGCACTACTAGTTGGCGACATATCTCTGAGTAACATGTCATGGTCATTTCTTTCAATTCCTGGTCTTTTAGTTAATGTATTTTTAGATCTTTCTAATACATTTGGTTCTATTAATAATCCACTAACATCATCTACTCTTTCCGGCATTAATTGCTGAATCTGATTAAATAATGCAAAATCAAATTGACTAAAAATTCTTATATATGCATTTACATCACTAGTATTAGTAAACTTCTTCCAATAATTTAATGAAAATTGTTTTAATAGTGGATAATTTATTTTAAACTCATCATCCGGATCGCCTATATAATCATCTAATTCTACATCTCCTACTTGATTAAAAATGTCTTTATTTATTTGATCGGTATAACTATAAAATAGTCCTAATTTATTTGTATCTAATGATGCATGATCAAATGTAGAGACTTCTGCAGTATTAGTCGGTGATAGTTGACGTACTAATCTATTATTATCAAATCTAATTTTTTGAGATTTAGCACTATTTACGCCGCTTGAAACACCTTCAATATAATATGTTTCCTCAACTGGAATAAAATTGCCTCTACTAATATTTGATGGTGTATCAAATCCTATAGGAGTTGCATTAGATATAATTGACTGAAATGGATGACTTGAAGATATTATAGTGCCTGCAGGACTCAAATCAACTCCAATAGTATTGGAACCTAATGTATACTGTCTAACTAATGTATCATATGAACTAGTCGGTGATATTGCACTTACATATGATGTAGGATTTAATGTATGCCGGTCGAACGCATTTTGGTCTAATAATTCTAACCATTCTCTATATTCTTGCATTGATCCGGAGAACGTAGCTGCCTTAGCACCTAAAAAATTTGTCATATATGATTCAACACTAAAACTATCTAAAGAACTAGTACTAGCACCTATATGAACT